GTCGCGCCTGGACCCGCAGCACCCGGGCGGGCCGCTGCCGGGCGCGATCGATGATCGCGCGGGCACGGCAGGGTATCCGTCACCTCCTGTCGCCGGAAGTCCGGCGGCATTCCGCCCGGCCCACCCGTGGCTGGGCGCTTTTTCGGAAGGAGAGGGCGCGTGCGTTTCGCCGGCAACAAAAAACCCCGCAGACTTGCGTCATGCGGGGTTCGTGCGGCGAGCGCGGAATTTGGTGGAGGCGGCGTCTATCCAACTACTATCCGCCACCATCCGGGCGCTTTCGTGCGAAGTCTATAAAGCATTGAAAATAAAAGGTTTGTTACGAAGTTCGTAACTTCTCTGTTCCGCGTCTTTCCGCTTTACTCCGTCCATCTCCGCTGATAGAGTGGGGGAAGGTGAGGGGGAAGAGGCGCGAGGCCGGTATGGAAGAGAACGAAAAGCGTGAGCCGATCAAGAATCAGCGGGATGCCGAAAAGCGGGCCGGTACCGGATATTTCAGCGTGGAAGGTACGCGCGGGCTGTATCTGTCTGTCAATCGAACCGGCGCCCGAAGCTGGATTTTCAGATACCGCAGACTTGGCCGCGTCCGGGAAATGGGCTTGGGCTCCCTGGAGTGGGTGAAGCTCGCCCAGGCCCGTGAGTTGGCGGCTGAATGCGGCGCACAGATTGCTCGCGGCGTCGATCCGATCGACACCCGAAAGGCTGCGCGCGATCAAGAGAAGGCCGCTCATGCGGCGATGCGACAGCAGGCTGTCACGTTCGACAAGTGCGCCGTGGATTACATCGCCCTGCAGCGCGCCGGCTGGAAAAACGAAAAGCACGCTTTCGAATGGGATTCGTCGCTCAAGCGCTACGCATCACCTGTGTTCGGTAAGCGTCCGGTATCAGCGATCGATGAGAACGCGGTGCTGGAAGTCCTGCGGCCGATCTGGACGGAGAAAACCGAAACCGCTACCCGCCTACGGGAGCGCATCGAGCGCGTGCTGGAATGGGCAAAAGCGAAGGGGTTTCGCACGGGTGACAATCCGGCACGATGGGATGCGATGTCAGCCCACGGCCTGCCTAACCCCGGGGATCTCATGCAGCGCAGTTCGCGCAAGCAACCGTCGCTGCCCTACAAGCGCATGCCGGAGTTCATGGCAGCTCTGCGCCGGTGTGACGGGCTCGCGGCGCTCGCGCTCGAATTCCAGATCCTGACGGCTGCGCGCGGCGCTGAAGTGCGCGGCGCGGAGTGGGGCGAGTTCGATCTGGACGCAGGTCTATGGACCGTGCCGGGTGCACGCATGAAAGGCGACGTAGAGCACGAGGTGCCGCTCACGCCGCGCGCAGTCGAGATCATCGAGCGAATGAAGCAGGCCAGGACGTGCGACCTGGTGTTCCCCGGCAACAAGAAAGAACCGATGTCCGACGCGACGTTGCTTGCGGTCATCAAGCGCATGAACGGCGAGAAGAAAAAGCCCCGGCCGGCGCCAGTATGGATCGATCCCAAGGAGGACAATGCGCCGATCGTCGCGCACGGCTTCCGCGCTTCGTTCCGCACCTGGGCGACAGAAGCCCGGCAGCCTTTCGACGTCGCAGAGATGTGCCTTGCGCACAAGGTTGGTGACAAGACCGAGCGTTCGTATAACCGCGCCGACTTGCGCGACGATCGGCGCGCCCTTCTCAAGGCGTGGGCGGACTTTTGCGTGGGAGCGGCTTGACTATGGCTGTCGTAGAGCTGACACGCGATGATTGTGCACGCCTTGCCACTGTGCTGGGTGACGCGCCTGTTGCCAATTTGTTTACTGCGCGGGCAGTGGACCTTCGTATGAGCGATACGCGCACGGTTTCGTGCAAACACCCCAAGCTTGCTTTGTGGGCATTCGGCATGCAGGCGCTTCTTTATGCGAAGGAACATTGCGACTCGCTAGGCGCGGCCGAAACTACGGCACTTGTGCGGCTCGCGGTCAGACTGCTCGAGCATCATGCACGCGGGCGCGGTAGACCGCGGGCAGGAATTCCTCCCACGCGCGCTCATGCGATGCTGGAGAACACCAAAACGATGTTGCGCAACTATCGGGCATGGCAGCGAGATGATCAATCCATCGGCGAAGGTAAAACACTGCTGACAGCTCGGGCGCGGGGGGCGGATGAGGCCGCCGAGATTGCTGCGGAAACGTTGGGAATCAGCGTGCGCACCCTGCGAACGCTGACGAAGCGCAGTGGCAGTACTCGCCTGTCGTAACAACGTCAAGCTATTTTCCGCACCTTTCCCAATTTCTGCACTGTCAGGGCTTCCGCCCGAATGGTCTGATTCTCACTGTAAGCATTCACCGTGAGGATCGTATGACCACCCTTTGCAGTGTCGAAGCGGACGCCGAACGCATCGCCGAAGTTGAGCGGCGCGTCGGGCTCCGGAAAACGCGCATTTATGAGTTGATCAACGAGGGCCAATTCCCGGCGGCAGTGAAGATCGGCGGGCGCAGCTACTGGATCATTGCCGAGGTGACGGCATGGTTGCAGCGGCATGTTGACGAGCGCGACTCCAATGCAGCCGCGCAGGTTGCGCAAACGATGAATCGAGCACTGCAGGGGGCTCGATGATCGAGATCAAGAAGAACCCGCCTGCATATGCCGATGCGATGACTCGCATTCTCGAAGCTGCAGACCATCGCGGGATGCCGCTGACACAGTTCAACGGCGACCCCGCACAATTCAGTGATCGTGACGTGAGCGCCGCGGTTGCCGAGGCCGCTTACTCAATCTCGTCATCGTCCAACTGGTCAGCGGTCGGCGTGCTTGTCTCGTGCGAGATTCGGACCACGCCGCACAGCCGTTTCGTCTCTGTCATCACGGCGCCCGAGCATCACGCCGAATGGACGCGCCGTCTGCTTGAACTGTCTGGCCGCACCGGCTTGCATCTCGTGGCGCGTGACATGCCGCCGGAAGCGGTCGAAGCGCTCGCATCGACGCTCGAGCTGTACCACGCGCAAGTCGGGGGTGTTCAGTGATGCAACAGGCCGCCCGACTTCGCGGGACCATTTTCCAGGACGTTCATGCGGTCGAGCCGCGGCCGTTCGATTTCGAGTTCGATTCGTTCGTCCAACAACTCCGCGACTGTCCTGCATACGCGAGCAAGGACGCGTGCCCGCTGCTTACGCTCGAGGCATATGGGGGCGTTGCTTCCGAGAAGGGAAGCTATCGCCACAACGACAATGTGCAGGCGCTGCACGGGGTCATTGGCGACTACGATGCCGAAGCAGTGTCGATCGACGACGCGGCGTTCCTGCTCGATCTGGCTGGAGTGCAGGCCATCCTCTACACTACCGCGCGCCACACCGACGCGGCGCCTCGCTGGCGTGTGCTTGCCCCGTTCGCGCACGACCGAGCACGCGAAGACCATACCCGCTATACCGCACGCCTGAACGGCGTGCTCGACGGCAAGTTGGGCGATGAATCGTTCGCGCTCTCCCAGTCTTACTTCTTTGGCCGTGTGGAAGGCGTCGAATATCAAGTCATTGTCGTGCACGGGACGCCGATCGATCTGCTAGATCAACTGGACGGCAACGCCGTGGGCAAGAGCGCCGGCCGGGATTCAGCGCCTGAGAAAGACAACTTCGGGCGCCAAATGGCGCTCAGGCGCGTAGATGCGCAGACGTTGGCAGACGTCTGCCAAGCGCTTGACCACCTGCCAGACGTCCTGTTCGACGAATACAACACGTGGGTCCCGAAAATCGGGCAGGCGTTATACAGCCTCGCGCAGGCAGGCCACGAAGCCGAAGCGCTTGAGATGTGGCACAAGCACAGCGCACGCAGTGTGAAGTACGACGCCGACCAAGCGCAACGGAAATGGGAAAGCCTCCGACCGAACGCGATCAGCTACCTGACTATTTTCGAGATGGCGGGGGAACATGGCTGGCGTAATCCGAAAAGTGCGGCGGGCCGATTCGAGTCGAACGCGGAGGAACTCGAGCGCCGCGAGCGCGAGCGCTCCAAGGAAATCGGTGAAGGGGAGTTGCCGGCGCCGACCCAGCGCGTATTGACCGGATCGGAAATGCTGGGGGAACTGGTGTTCGTCGCGGACGGCGCTCGCGTGGCGTTTGTTGACGAACCGCGCCGCGTGTTGCCGCGTGCCGAAATGCGCGCGCTGTTGGCGGGCTCGGTCGATACGCAGCAGATGCCAGATGGGCGGCGCTCGAAGATTGTCCTGTTCGATAGATGGCTCGAGCACGCCGAGCGCAAAACGGTGTTCACGCAGACGTTCGCGCCAGGCCGCACGAAGTTCTGCAATTCACCCGAGGGCGAGCTGGCGCAGAACCTGTGGATCGATCGACCCCGCAGTGTGCCGGACAACTGGCGCGAACTCGCGGCGCCGTTCTTCGAGCACGTTGCGTATCTCGTGCCTATCGCTGCCGAGCGTGAACGCTTTCTCGACTGGCTCGCGCACAGTATCCAGCAACCGGGCGAGCTGCCGTCCGGCCACTATCTGATGGTGACGCCGCAAACGGGCATCGGCCGGAACTGGCTCGCGTACGCAATGGCGCGCGTGCACGCAGGGCATACCGCTCTCGGGTTCGATCTTGGCGGTACGCTCGCGAGTGGTTTTAACGGCCACCTGTCCCGCAAGATCCTGGCGGTCGTCGACGAACTGCAGGAAGGCAGTCCGCTGCGCGATACGCGTCACGCAGAGCAAAAGCTGAAGTCGATGCTGACCGAGACGACACGGCTTATCAATCCGAAGTTCGGGCGGCAGCACATCGAGTTCAATTGCTGTCGGTTCCTCATGCTGTCCAATCACGACGACGCGCTGCCGCTCTCCGAGAACGACCGACGCGTGGTCGTCATCCGAAACCCCGACGAGCGCAAGCCGCCAGAGTATTACGCACATCTGTACACGTTGCTCGATGCGCCGGGCTTTGGGAACGCGATACACGAAGCGCTGCGCGTGCGTGACATCAGTGCATTCAACCCGGGTTCGATTGCCCCGATGAACGATGCAAAGCGCGCGGTCGTTGAAGCAGGGCGCACGGAGCTAGAGAAGGCCGTGCGAGCCATCGCCGAACAGTGGCCGAGCGCGTGTGTTACCTCGAGCAGGCTTGCCGACGAACTGCGCAAGGCATTGGGCGAGCCGGTGCGCAGCCTGTCCGCCGCGGCGAAGGCCGGACTGTACTCGCTCGGCCAGGTGCGCATCGGTGGCGACAGGCCGCGGGTGTGGGCGTTGCGCGATGCGGGTGTGTGGAAGAACGCTGCGCCCGCTGCCATCGCTGATGAAGTGAAGCGCGGGGAACGCGACGCAGACGAGTACATGCCCGTGCGCGCTGGCGAGGTGTTCGAAGCCGCTTAGGGGCAAAAGTGTCTCACTGTCTCACCTTGTCTCACTATGTATAAGAGAGGCAGATTCGACTTAGGGGGTTTTCTACTCTTTAGGATATAGCGAGACAAGGTGAGACAGTGAGACAGCCCGTGCCCCCTGCTAGACGTGCGCGAACTCCCTACGCAGGCGACGCCACGCCGCGAATCTCGGGGCGCCGCGGGAGTGCCTGAGCCTAATCACCGTGGCGCGCGTGTCGCGGGGTTTGATTCCTCTCAACTCCGCATATAACCCAATGCTGGCGGGGCTCTCGCCGGTTTCGTCAACAAATCCCTGCTTTCTTCCCCCACTCATCGCAACCGGCTCGCCGCCGTGATCGACTCGGGTAACACCGTCGTCCGACCGCAAAGGGGGCCCCTTTGACCACCCCGGGGGCCGCCCCCGGGGTGGGGCGGGAAATCGAGCCCGCAATGTCACGCGCTGCAGCTCGATCTCGCTATCGGAGTTCCAGAAAAATTTTGGTCGGTCCAAAAATTGGGCGGTCCGAGAAACCACCCCCTTTCCTAATTTTTGCACTGTCTCCGCCCCTGCCCGCCGGATACCTTGGAGCCATATCAACCAGCTCCGTGAGCACCCCATGTTCAAGAAGCGCAAGACCCCTGCAGAGATCGAAGCGTTGATCTTGCAGGCGGCCCACGAGATCGAAGCGGCGCAGCATAAGTTGACGGCCGCGCAAACGGCGCACACCGAATCGATTCTCGAGGACGGATTTAATTCGCCACAGTCCGAAAAACTGCTGGCGGAAGCTGCCGCCGCCGGCCGTACGGTGGACGCGTACCAGGAACTGCTCGTGAAGTTGCGTGGCCAGTTGTCGACGGCTCGCGACGAAGAAAACCGCAACGCACTCAAGGCGCGCTGGCAAGAAGCTGTGCAACTTGCCGACGAGCGGCTGCGCGCTGCCCGCCTGGTGGGCGATGCCTGCGCCGCACTGGCCGCGGCGTACGGCGAGATCGTGCGCATCAACGAACAGCTCTACGCCGCGACCCCTGGTGCCTCAACGATCGACATGGACGCAGCGATGATGCGCCGCGAGCAGATCGGCGGTGCGGTGCGGATCGAACTAGCGCGCCTGGGCTGCGAGTGGGCAGTGTCGCGTATGGAGCAGCCCCACATTGTTGAAGGCGTCGCGTCGAAATTCGAGCGCTCGACGATCTGGCTCAAACAGAAGGCGACCGTGGCATGAACGAGACGATGAGGGGTAAGTGATGAGCGATGAAATCCAGACCGGCGGCGCGCAATCCGCGGGCAGCGAAGCATCCGTTATGGCACAAGCCATGGTTCAGTACGGCCATTGGACGCAGGCGCAAGCAGACGCGGCCTTGGCCGCTGATGCCGCTGCAGGTCCCGAAGAAATCAACCCGCTCGCCACGCCGCCTGCAAAAGCCGCGCAGCCCGAAAACGTCGATCCGCTCGACGCGATGGCATTCCAGGGTGGCGACTCGCCCGCGTCCTATCGCTTCGCGCCTGCACCGGAAGGAGTGCAGACGGACATGCAGCAGGAGCAGGCGATGCGCGCGATGTTCCACGCCGAACAGGTGCCCGTGCCGATCGCCACTGAAGTTTCGCGTCTCTATGCGGATGCGTGCAAGGCGCCGCCGACCGACGAGCAGGTGGAACTGACGGGCCGTCAAACGATGGTGCAGCTCGAAAAGATGTACGGCGCCGACGCGAAGCGGCTTCTCGATGCAGCGCGCGGCGAGGTGCAGCGCATGGCGGCGCGCGAGCCGCGTCTTGTGCCGATGCTGGAACAGTCGGGCTTGGGCTCGAACTTCTACGTGATCAACAGCCTGATCAATATCGCGCGTGCGCGCGGACGGGTGAAATGAAGAAGCAGAAGCTCACACCGCTGCAGGCCGAGTTCGTCAGGCAATACGTCGAAAACGGTGGCAACGGTAGCCAGGCGGCGCTCGTGGCCGGCTACAAGGCCGACGTCGCGCGCAACATGGCCTACAGGCTTATTCGCACGCCGCACGTGCTGGAAGCGCTCAGGGAAGAAGCGGACAGGCGCATCAAGTCGAGCGTCGTCATCGGCGCAACGACGCTCGAATCGTTGGCGAAGGGCGCACAGAGCGAATCTGTTCGACTGCAGGCCGCGCTCGCGCTGCTTGATCGTGGGGGCCTGCAGCTCAAGGCGCTGTCCGAGCACAAGGTGATTCTTGAGGACAAGCGCAGCGACGATGAATTGCGCGCCCGCGTTGAGCAGCTGACGCGCGAACTCGGGCTTAAGACGATCGACATGGAGGCACCCAAGCGCGCCGCGCTGCCGGTAGCCGATGTTACAGACGTTGAGGTTAAGTGATGTTCCCGACAATCGAGGCCCCGCACCGGATAAGCCTCTGCACTTGCAGAGATATCCGGCATGGCCGACAACGAAAAGCTTAACGAACTCGCCAGGAACCTGGAGGAACTGAAGCGCCGCCAGGAAGAAAACCGGCTGAGCTACTACAAGCCGTACGCGAAGCAGCGCACCTTCCATGAACTCGGCGCGACCGCTCGCGAACGGATGTTCCTAGCAGGGAATCAGCTCGGCAAAACCTATTCTGGCGCTGCCGAGATGGCGATGCATCTCACCGGCCTGTATCCGAGCTGGTGGCAGGGGCGCCGCTTCGCGGGACCGGTGCGTGCGTGGGCGGCTGGCGTCACGGGTGAATCGACGCGCGACAACCCGCAGCGTCTGCTACTCGGTCCACTCGGGCTGCAGGGCACCGGCTCGATTCCGAAGGATCGTATTCTCGAAGTGCGCAATGGCCGCGGCATTCCCGATGCCGTCGACAGTGTGCTCGTGCGTCACAAGGATGGTGGTACGTCGCAGCTTGGCTTCAAGTCATACGAGCGGGGCCGCGAGAAGTTGCAGGGCGAAACGCTCGATGTGATCTGGCTCGACGAGGAACCACCGAGCGACATCTACACCGAAGTGCTCGCGCGGATCACTGCGCGCCAAGGGCTGGTGTATCTGACGGCAACGCCACTGCTCGGCATGTCTGAAGTCGTGCGGCGCTTCATCAGCGAGCCGAACGAGAGCCGCTCGTCCGTGACGATGACGATTGATGACGTCGAGCACATCTCGGCGGCCGAGAAGCAAATCATTATCGATGCGTATCCCGAGCACGAACGCGAAGCGCGCGTGAAGGGTATCCCGATGCTCGGCGAGGGGCGTGTGTTCCCCATCGCCGAAGAGTTGATCCGTGAGCCGGCCATGCCGATCGCGAAGCACTGGCCGCGCATCTGCGGGATGGACTTCGGATACGACCACCCGACTGCCGCGGCGTGGCTCGCGTGGGACCGCGATGCGGACGCCGTGCACATCTATGACGTGTATCGCTTGCGCAAGGAGACGCCCGTCATTCACGCAGCGGCGATCAAGGCGCGGGGAGAGTGGATACCCGTAGCGTGGCCGCACGATGGTCAGGCAGCCGAGAAGGGCTCCGGCGACACGCTGGCGGCGATCTACAAGAAGCAGGGTTTGAAGATGCTGTCGCAGCACGCGACGTTCGCGGACGGCGGCAACAGCGTCGAAGCCGGCGTGATGGAGATGCTGCAGCGGATGCAGACCGGCCGCCTAAAGGTTGCCGAGCACCTGGAGCCGTTCTTCGACGAGTTCCGACTGTATCACCGCAAGGACGGGCGGATTGTGAAGGAGCACGACGATGTGCTGTCGGCCTGTAGGTACGGGCTGATGATGCTGCGCGCAGCTCGCACCGCGCCGGATTACTCACGCATGAGCGAAACGCGCATGGCTCGTGACATCGACTTCCCTCTGCTTGGTGGTAGCGACAGTGTTGAACGCTCGCGTGCGCCGGGGACCGTTGGGGTTCGGTGGGGAAATCCACCGTATGACCGCCCGACCCGGGCGAATCGCTCTGGAACAGCGTCCGGCGCCGATTACGACATTTTTTCGTGAGGGTCCAAATGATGAAGCATTGCCCCGATTGCACGCGCGACCTACCGCCATCTGAATTCTGGCGCAATCGTGCCCGAGGCGATGGATTGCAATCGGTGTGTAAGTCGTGCATGCACAGTCGCAACGAAGGCCACCGCGTCGCTGAAATTCGCGACGCAAACCTAGCGGCTCGCGCAGTGCTTAGGAACGAGCGCAAAACAGGTGCCGTGGCGGTTGAGTCCGAGCCTGAAGGCTTGCCGGCGCGCACATTCACCGATGCCAGCAAGACGTCGATCCCTGATAACGCACGGCGCGTGATCAACCTGACGCGCGCCGCCTGCCGCTTCCCCGGCTGGACATTTCCGATGGAGTCACATGATGCGAGCTGATTCACAAGTCTATGACCTTGGCGATGGGCTGTCGGCCACGGGTAACGGCGTCGCAATCCGCGGCGGCGAGTACATGTTCATGGCGGATGGTGCTGCGGGCGGCGCGACGATCGGCCTTCAGATTCAGCAGCCGGACGGCACATGGTCGACTGTCGGGGCGCTCGGTGGGTATGTCCAGGTGCAGACCACTACGCTGCCGTACTCGGCCTCGCCGATCGTGCTCCCCGCATGCACTGTGCGCACTGCTATCAACGGCGGGAGCGGCGTCTCGATCAATGCAAGTCTCGCGGGGGTGGGCTAAATGGGAACCATCGTTGTCCCGTATGAAGCGGGCCATCTGCACCTGTTGCAATTGCAGGATGCGCAGGCGTTTGTGCACACGATGATAAACGGCGCTCACGCGAAGGCGCTCGAGGATCCTCGGTCGTTTTCGGTGGTTGGTGACGACGGCGAGGTGTATGCCTGCGGCGGCCTGACCGAGTTGTGGACGCACCGTGCGCTCGCCTGGTCGCTGGTCAGTCGCCACGCGGGGCGCCATATGCTTTTGATCCACCGCGCTATCCAGCGTTATCTCGACGCGTCGCCATTCCGTCGCATCGAGATGGAAGTCGATTGCGAATTCGAAGCCGGGCACCGTTGGGCACGGATGCTCGGCTTCACGATGGAATGTGAACGCATGCGCTGCCATGGCATAGACGGTCGAGACAATGCCCTTTACGCAAAGGTGAAGAACCATGGCTGATCCGATCTCGTGGGGTGTAGGCCTCGCAGCGGCATCCTCTGCCGTCGGTGCAATCGGCGCCGTACGTGCCGGGCAGGCGCAGGCCGGCGCGGCGAACTACAACGCGCTGGTGGCGCAGCAAAACGCGGGCATCGCCAACGCACAGGGCGCCGCGGCGGCCGACGCGCAGTGGCGCAACGCCGAGCGCCGTATTGGCTCATCGATCGCCGCGTTCGGTGGTTCAGGGGTGCAGGGCTCGACCGGTTCGACCACGGACGTGCTGGCCGACAACATCCAGAGCGCCACGCTCGACAACCTCAACACGCAGTACAACTACAAGTTGCGCGCGCTTGGCTTCCAGGATCAGGCATCGCTCGACCGGTCGAACGCCTCGAACGCGTCGACGTCGGGCTATCTCTCGGCGGTCGGTACGCTTATCGGAGGTGCAGCGAAGGGGGCGTACATGAGCAGCGGCTCGAGTGGGGGCGGCTACCCCATCCCTGGTTACGGCATTGGCTATGGCGCATCACCTACTTATGGTTTCGGGGGCTAAATGGAAATTCCGACCTACACGCAGCAGGTAACGCCGCAGGGCGGCATCAACGCGGAAGCGACGCCGGCTGACTTCGGCGCGCAAGTTGGCCAGGCAACGGAGAATCTTGGCGCTGGCGTCGGTCAGGCCGCAGACTACGCGTATCGGCTCGAGCAGGATCAAGGGCGCGTCTGGGCCTATGAGGCGTCCAGCAAATCGTTCGAGAACCTGAAGCTCGGCTTCCAGCAGAAGGTCAATTCGCTCGACCCGAACGATCCGCAGTTTTCGGACAAGGTGAGTAGCCTCACGAGCGACTTTTCGCAGCAGATCGATCAAGCCACAGCCGACCTGCAAAATGCGGCCCCCTCCCATTCGGCTGCGCGCATCGTGGCGTCGCACGCGATGTTCAACGGTCGCAGTCTGCTGAACTATGCGATGGGCGAGCAGGCCCGGCTGACCGGCGCATATACGGGCAAGCTGGTGTCGGACGGTATGAAGTCCGACCAGGACTCGATCGCGGCCGACCCGAGCGACGCCAACTTCAATCGCGTGCTTGCAAACCGTACGGCAATGATCGGCGGTATGGCGACAGTCGATCCGGTAGCGAAGATAAAGTGGCAATCCGAGTTCGAACACAGCTTGGCGGTGACGCAGGTGCAGACGCAAGCGGCCACCAACCCGCAGCAGTTCCTTTCTTCGATGGGCGCGCAGGGCGGCGTGACGACCATTCGTGGAACGGTGCGCGGCGCAGTCCCGGGCGGCCCGTCGTTCTCGCTTCCGGAAAACTTCAACGCGGACACGGTGAAGCCCTACACCCCGCAGCAGATCCAGTCGCTCGCCACCCTGACGCGCGCGCCATCGCAGTATGACCCGCTCATCAATGCCTCGGCGGCCAAGTACGGTGTCAGCCCGCAGGACTTGAAGATGCGCCTGGCAGCCGAATCGGGGCTAAATCCGAACGCCGTTGGCCCGCAGACGCCGAACGGGCAGTCGATCGGTATCGCGCAGATCACGCGCGACAACGCGGCCAAGGCCGGCATCGACGCGATGAATCCGACGCAGGCAATCGACTGGGCGGCGAAGCAGCTCGCCCAGTACTCGCAGGCCGCTGGCGGCAATGCGGCGCAGGTGGACAAGACCTACTACGGCGGCGAGAACCAATCGCTCTGGGGGCCGAACACGAACCAGTACGCCGCCAACCTGGCCGCTGTTCGGCAGGCGCTCGGTTCGGCCGCGCAGCCGGGCTCGGACGTCCCGCAGGTGCAGCCGATGACAGATGTACAGATCGGCTCGGCTACGCCGCAGCTCGCCGGCTGGCAGCATTTGACGTGGGGCGAGAAGGTGCAGGCGGTGCGCCAGGCCGAGGCAGCAGTGGGCAGCCAGCTTGCCAGCGATCGCGGCACGACTGAATTGGCGCTGCGCGACGCGACTGCTACGGTGCTCGCGGGCAAGGACTATCCGAGCATGAATAGCGGTCAGTTCTCGTTGCCGAACCTGACGCGCTTGTTCGGCCCGGACGAAGGGCAGCGCAAGTTTTCCGACTTGCAGGCCGCGCAGCAAGTCGGTCAATTCGTGTCGCATATCGCCACGATGCCGGCGGCGCAGGTCCAGTCGAATCTCTCCGCGCTCGAGCCGAAAGGCGGTGATGCGGACTTCGCCGTCAAACAGCAGTACTACACGGCAGCGGTCCAGGCGGCCAACGTGGTCGGCAAGCAACAGCAGAGGGACTTCGCGCAGTACGCGCAGGATAACGGCATCGCCGGGGCGAAAGCGCTCAATTGGTCGAACACGGATACGCTGCGCGACGCGATTCACTCGCGCATGGCAGTGGTGGCCGCAGGCCAGCGGGACTACGGTGTGGACGCGCACATGCTGTCTCAGGGCGAAGTTTCGCAGTTCTCGAACATCGTGCAGAACGCGACCCCGGCGCAGCAGCTCAACCTGTTGCAGATCATGCGCCAGGCCACCAACGGTCACGATGACATGTTTCGCGACATGCTCGGCCAAATCGCGCCGAAGAACACGACGCTCGCGCAGGCTGCGGCGATCTCGACGCACACTGGCAACGTCACGACGGCGGCCGGCCCGCAGGACGGCAACATGGTTGGCCAGTACGTGCTCGAGGGCGCGCACATTCTGCAAGGCAAGGATCTCGACGACCCAACGCACACGGGCCGTCCGATGGCGCTCGACGACGGAAAGTTTCGAACGCAATTTTGGCGGGCGGTCGGCCCGAATGCCTTCGCCAGCAACGATGCGCAGCGCAGCTCGCAGATCGCGAACGACACATACCAGGCGGTCAAGAATTATCTGGCCGCCGACATCTACCACCGCGGTATCAATCCGACACAGGCGGATTTAGGAAAACTGGTGCCGAACGCGGTGACGGCGGTCACGGGTGGCACCGCGAAGATCAACGGCGATTCGGTGTTCGTGCCGTGGGGAATGGACAGCGACGCGTTCCGCCGGCAGTTCCCCGTGCAGGCGCAGGCAGCGATCGATGCGGCCGGCCTGAAGGGTACGTCGCTCGACAAGCTGGATGCGTACCACGTCGTCAACCTGGACGACGGCAAGTATGGCCTGGCGAACGGCAATCGGATGCTGGTCGGCAAGAACGGCCGCACCGTGGTCGTGAATTTTTCCGGCGTACCGGTAAAGCCGCCAACCAAGTTCTCGCGGGTGATGGATCAAGTCGGTAAAGGTGCGTCGACCGTGGGCGATGTTTTGGACTCTGCGGGTGGCGAGGTGGCGCGGGACGTGGTGGACTTCTTTCACACGGACGCTAACGATTGAAAGCGCAGCAACGCGGCCACCACGTTGCTCTCATCGCAACCGGTTGCGATGAGAGCAACAAAATTCTACAAAAATACAAAAGAGTGGAATTTTCTTGCTAAGATGCCGTGCCGGCACTATGATTAATCAACGTTAACGACGGTTAATCTTGGTGACGGGGGGAGTGATGAAGCGAGAAGACATGTGCATGCGGCCGGCTACCGACATGGGTCAAATCAGCATCGACGCATACGCCTTCGAGAAGTTGAAGGATGGCGCGTGGAAACGCGTGGAGGTGCGCACGATAAAGGGCGGTGACTGGTTCCGCTACGCCGTGGACG